AAACTGTAGCTGGTTGTTAATATTTTCTGATACAGTATTATAGATCTTATCATCAATCTGTCCTTGTTTCTTTAGAAACCTAGCACGTTCGCGTAACAAAACATAGTTTTCAGATACTTTCAATACTGTTGATAAAAAAATTATGTGAGATAATTTTATAAGCGATAAACTGATCCTACTCGCTCTCAAAAAATAAAATGTTTTGCAGGTTACATAACCAAATATGAAAACTAAAATATATAAAAGTGTTTGTTGCATACCTACCTAAAAAAATAACCACTCATAGTGGTTATTTTAACACATAAATTAACTGATGTCAATTATTTTTGTGTGAGTCGAGCCATGATTCTTTCAGCGAGATCATTAACCATGGTTTCTTTATTGTTTTTTTCTTGAAGACGAGCGGCGACGCGACGAGCAACTTCATTAACGATTTCTTCTTCGTTCATGTCTTTATCATCATGTTCTTCACCTTCATCAAGATCATCTTCGTCATCACCTTCCATCATGGGGTCATCGTCCATATCAGGAGCGTCACCCATGTCCATTTCTGGCTCATCGTCAGCGTCCATATCGACATCAACCTCATCGCCTAAGACATCTTCCAGTGCGCGCTCAAGGGCGCCCATGAAGTCATCAACGGCAACCATTTTGCCTTCTCCGGCGGCATCCATATCCATTTCAGCGTCGCCCATTTCATCGGCGGCATCTTCCATGTCATCGGCTGCACCCATTTCCATATCCATTTCCATATCAGGAGCATCATCTGCCTCCTCCATAGCTGGTGAATCATCTCTCATACCGGGTTCGTCGTCGTCATCTTCATGATCACGAGCGCCGGGTTGGGGCGAATGATACATTTCTTGAACCTTGGCATCACCTACCGGTCCAATGTTAGCGAGTTTAAGAAACTGACGAACCTCAGATTCTGTAAGTAAAGTTTTACGGGACATTTAAATTTCTCTCCTTAATAAATGAAATTCTAGAATAAATAGTCATGATAATCGTATTATTCCATATCTTTAAAATAAATTAAATCAGTATTTTTAATTTTTTGAAGTGCCTTCGCCTCTATCTGCTTGACACGAGCGAAAGAAATACCTAATCTATCGCCAATTTCTCTGAGCGTCATTCTTCCGTTTTCATAAATAGAAACCAAAGTGCAATTATACTCTTCACTGTAATCAATAAAGTATTTACATTCACTTTTTGTGCAAGATTTTTGCTCATCCATGCATTTTCTGCTACATTTTAATAGACCATCAACAATCATAATTCTGGGTGTTCCTCGGCAATCAAGTCGAATAAGTCATCAAGTTGCTCGTCAGAGAAACCCAAATCATTCATAGTTTGCTTGCCCTCATTATAAAGTTTAATGTTTCTTTTCTTTCTTTTATTGGACAGCTTACTGTTTTCAATTACAAATTGTTTTATTCTTTCATCGTCATTTAAATATCCAGATACAATACAACGGAAAAACTTTGATTTTGTCATACCATCGTTTTTTAGTTTTAAAACCAACTGGGCATGACGATGATCAGTGTCGGTAAAGATTATTCTTTTTTCGTTTTTTCCGTAGTCGTTAGTATCAGACATCTTACCAACTCTTACTTAAAATGTGAGTACGGCTTTCTGATAATCCTGCTGTGGTTTGTGCTATAAATTCAGCCTTACTAGCTAGCTCGGGGATAGTGCGTGCACCACTGTATGATAAACCAGAACGAATTCCTCTTTCTAAATCAGATAGAATATCTTTTACGCTGCCTCTGAATGGGACGCGCGTTGATACGCCTTCATATGATGAGTAATTTCCTTTCCAATTTATTTGAGCCTCTTTAGAAGCCATGCCTCGATATACTTTCCACTTAGTACCGCTGGATTCTTCAAAAACTTCTCCCGGTGATTCTAGTGTGCCGGCAAAAAGTGAGCCGCACATAACTGCATCAGCGCCGGCCGCAAAAGCCTTTACAATATCACCAGAGTTTTTGATTCCACCGTCAGCAATGATTTTTACGTCTCTGTCAGTTTTGGCACAATCAAAGATAGTTTCTAGACCGGGTACGCCGTGACCCGTTTGAATTCTTGTTGAGCATATGGAGCCGCCACCAATGTTGCAGCGCACTGAATCAGCACCCCAATCGGCTAAATCATTAATACCTTGAAGCGTGGCAACATTTCCTGCCATGATGTGAATGTGATCTCCAAATTCTTTACGTAGTGTTTCGAGTGTGTTCTTCATCTTAACATGGTGACCATGTGCTACATCCACGCACAGAAATGTTGCCCCCGCTGTAATCACTGAGGCTGCTCGGTCAATATTGTCGCCAGAAATTCCGATAGCGGCGCCAACGGTACGTTTATTTTTTACATCCTTGATCATTCGGCATTGTTCATCAATCGTATTGTAGCGATGAATGATGCCACCAGCGCCAAGATCGCTCATCGCCGTAATCATTGATGATTCACTAATCGTGTCCATAGGTGATGAAATAATCGGTAGGGAAAACACTAAACCGTTACCCATATCGGTTGTTAAATTAATTTCAGTTCTACTCTCAATATCAGAATACTGAGGAACAAGCAGAACGTCGTCGTAAGACAAAGAATTTTTCACATAGCCTCCCTATCAATAAAATTGCAAATGTCGCTTGAGCGATACCACGTATGCTCATTTGGATTTTCAGGCTCTGGCAATAACACTATCTTTGGCGGCCTGTTACCAATGTTAGTGTGTATAATAAGAACAGTGGGAACACCCTTAAACTTGAGTTTTCGCTCAAGCTCCGGGTAGTCATCAATGTTGTATGCAAAGAAGTGTAACTTACTATACTTCTCTTTATCTGATATGTCAACAAAATAATCTTTTAAGTTGTGACACAGATGGCAACCGTTTGAGTAAAACTTTAGAACAAATGTAGAGTTTTCTTTAACAGAGCCTCTTAAGATATTATCAAGTGCTTCACGAGATATTCTAGCTACCGCCATTTATAACCTCCTTGGCTTTATCCATGCAGTCAGGACAAAAAAGTCTAACAACTTCTTGTTTAACAACAACAGACCATGATTTTACCATTTCTTTATCCTTCTTGTCAAATGCCTCTGAGCAGATATCACAAGATTCTGGTAATTTGCCAAACTGTGCAACTTGATTAGAAAGCTTCTCATTAGCGTCCTTGCTAATGTTTTTCTTCATTGCTCTTCGAGTCGCTCTGTTCATTTTTTCTTGACAGCCTTTGGTCTATCTTGCGACTTTCTATAAGTTGCAGACCTTTCCATAAGCTCCTCATGGCTGACCGGTGCGGCTTTCTTCTTGGTAGTACGTCTTTTTCTTTTCGGTGGAGGAGGCTCGGGTTCGGGCTCGGGCTCCTCCTCCTCATCTTCTTCGATAGCGTTTGATACTGCCTCATCCACGGTTTGTTTAGCAAGTGCTCCAGAATATTGTTGCAGAGTAACCAGCGCACCCTCAAGCTGTGCTAATGCCAAAGCGTGTTGTACGATTTGATCGGCGGTCTCTGTAGTTGCTGGACGATGATACAAATCTTTAATGATACCAAACCTTTCGGTAGCTTTAGCTTTCAACTGCAGGATTGCAGAATTTAAAATTTCCTCAGTCATCGATTCATTCCTCCAAATATTTGTTGTTGATGAGAGCCGTCGAAAACTACAACGGCAGATGGAAACGGTGCAGAGTTTTGACTGTCACCGAATTTAAGTCTTCCTTTGACAAAATAAACTTCGTTGGCTTTCATGACATACTGGTGCCAATATTTAGTATCGGTACGCGCTGGAATCAGCATAACAACTTTAGTATTACTTTTTCGCGATTCCTCGTATGCTTTTCTAATCCACTTGTCTATACCTCTGCCATAAGGGGGATTAACAAAACTGGTGAAACCCTCCCAACTTTCAGACAATCCATTATCTGATTCGGTAAAATACTTTGTGCATTTAGAGTTTTCACTATCAGCGCACGGGTCTAAACTAAAAGGACCAAAGCGCCAATTAAGTTTATTAAAAAAATCTTGGGGCGTTGCCCAGCTGCCAGTTTTAGAACTGAATAGAACAAGTTGAGTTTCTTTATTCATCTGTGCTCCCCAAGGCTCCATCGCCTCTTTCGCTAATTGTGATAGAACTTCGATATAGATCGCCATTTGTACTTTGGGCTGCGCGAAAGTTTACAACTGGAATCATAACGACTTGTGCAATCTTATCACCGGGCTCAATAAACTGTGGGCGTTTACCAACATTGTGCAGATTAATAAAAACCTCGCCATCGTATCCAGAATCAATTACACAGGCGCCTACAAGAAGTGACTGCTTAGCAGCAACAGAGCTTCGATTTTTTACCTCAAGCATATAACCGTGCGGAACACCAAATCGCAAACCTGTTGGAATGATGCTACATTCACCGGGGTTAACTGAAACAGCCTGTCCCTCAAATTCTGGTGAATAAAACACATCTAGACCTGCATCTGACGGGTTTGCCCTTTTTGGGTCATAAGCATTCGGCCGAGTTCGTGCAAATTCAATAATCATTTTGACCTCCACTAAACATGTTGAAGTTCTCTACTACCTCATCCATGTCAACGTTATCTTTAAAGAGTCGATAAGCTTTCACAGCAGCACGGATTTCGTGGGCGCTCAGCCAGCCATTCTCTTTAAATTCAGCACGAAGCTCTCGCTTTTGTTCCTTGTATGGTTCCATCGCATCCTCGATTGCAACGAGGGAGCGAATATATTCTTTAACATATTGTTTACGTTTGTCTTCAGTAGACACATTACCTCCTTATTGGTGTTAATATTATAATAAGTTAAACCTTAATAGTCAAGTTATTTTTGTGGTTTTAATCTAAAAAGATGCCAAAGAAATTTTTCAACAACAGCATCTCTCTGTGCATCAGTTTCGCATTCGGCAAATGAATAGTTGTAAGTTCCTTTGACTTTATTAATTTCATTAGCCATTTTATCTCTATCTTTTTTAAACCATCTTAATTGCAACGAATACCTCTCCGGTATCATAACATTGTGTTTTTTAGCTATTTGAATTAAGCGAAAGTATTCTTTCGTTTCGTAGCTCTTTCTAGCATCTGAAAAATCCCAAGCTAATGTTTGTTTGTAGTCAGGATCAGAAATCCAGTTTTCGATTCTATCGGGGTGAAGCTTCATCGCTAGTTTCTTAAATAACTTATGAAAGTCCTGATGCAGATCTTTATAGGTCCCCATGTCATCGGGCTCTTCAATGTTTTCTTCACTAGTTTCAGGGGTCTCAACTGGCACTAATGCAGTGCTGCCAGAGTATTCACTAATTGGTACTTCCTCGCCCTTTTCCGGCTTCTTGGTGCCATAAAGTTCACTTAGCCTCTCAGCATTCTCTCTATTAAGTTTGTCGATATCAATATTATTACGCGCACAGTAAGCTCGATAATAATGCTCGAAGTCAATGTTCATCTCTTTGCAGATGTCATTAGCTAGTTCTAGCTCTTCATATAAATATTCTAATTCATTAAGAAGGCGCTTCCACTTAATTTTTTGAGTTTTAAGCATATACTTTAAGTAGTTTTACTTAAAGTCGATCTTAACCTGCGTATCTATTTTCATTTCCGGCACTCGCAAATGACTCGCTAATTTGTGCTTCTTGCACTCTTTTGCGTCCAAAAACCAGTCGGCATGACCCTTTTCATGAACAATCTCTAGAAAGTATTCTTCGTGCTGTCCACAGTTTTCAGCCATCATATGATAGATTTTTTGATTTAAGCGCTCAGTTTCTTCGGCACTGACCTTTACCTCTTCAACTTTCCCCCATGCCATTGAACTAACATCATGAATCATAAGAGTTGCGTCTGGATCCATATATCTTTTGCCCTTAGCTCCGAAGCTAAATAAAATGGCGCCGCATGACATTGCCTTACCTTGCACAATCGTGGCAACTGGTATCTTAGAGTGTTGGATGTCAGAGATCATTGACATCAGGCTGTATACTTGTCCGCCATAGCTATCAATAACCACTGGTACAATCGGCTGCCCCGTGCTTTGTGCCTTGCTCATCAGCGCAGAAAAAGTTTTCGCCGATGCTTCATCAAATTTATTTACTCGGATGACAACTGGCAAGTCGTCAACAAGCTTTGCCTCTTTCAAGAGAGGGCTAAATTTTTTAATTACGTTCATGTTTATCCTAATAGTTTGAATGTTCTGCCGACTGCGTAAGTTGAGAAACCCCAGTTTTGATCATACTTCAGTCGAGCCATGTATGGTCGATTCAATCGAATCTTATCTTTTTGGGGCTTGATGCCCCAGCATCTAATTCTGGTAAGCTCATTATTGGAATCAATAACTTCCACGATCCAATATGTCTTACCTTTCTTAGTTTGTTTAATCGTGATCTTGCGTGGAATAAACCAGCACACTTGCAAATCCTCATCGAATTCAGAGATGGGGGGAATATACTTTTCGTGAAGCCGTTCGATAGTTTCATTACTGATCACAAGGTTCATGGGGAAGATGCCCGTCAGATCAGTTTTAAACTGAATTATCTCTTCTTCACTGAAGTCACCCTCTGGTCGGAATGTCTCGATGTTTTCGCTAAACTTCTTCAGGTTTTTCGGCCGTTCGACGACGCAAGCAGACCAGAAGTGTTTACGACCAGAGAAGCGGTCATCTACGATATTATCCAAAGCACCGCCCCTACAAAGCGCGTCAAGGGCTTTTTTATTCAGCTTGCTATATGATATGTCATCTCGAAACAAAAGGTCTTCAGCGTTCATAAACGGGCGATTCTCAAGCACTTGTTCAATCGCTGCCATGCCAAGACCCTTGATTGATGTTAGTGGTTGAATGAGAGTTTTTCCGTCATCGCTAATCTCCCATACGGTTCCTGACTTGTTAATGTCGAGTGGCGCGATATCAAAGCCAAATTTCTTTGCGATGTTGATTGCTTTTTCCTTGCGAGTCTCTGGTTCCTTATCAAGAAACGCTGCCATCCATTCTGCTGGGTAGTAGTTGAACAGCCACGCACATTGAAAAGAGATAATGGAGTAAGAAACTGCATGTGACTTGTTGAAACCATAGCCAGAGAAGAATTCAAATTTATCCCAAAGAGATTGTGCCTCGTCACGATTAATATCATTAGCCACACAGCCTTTAATAAACTTATCGTGCAACTTGCCTTTAACAGATCCTTTGCCGGTTCCCTTCTTGGTCAACACCTTGCGAAGCATATTACCTTCGTCAAGCGTAAGTCCGCCAAGCTTGTGAGCCAACAGGGCAATTTGCTCTTGGAAAATTAGGAATCCGAATGTTTCCTCTGTAATATCTCGTGCTTCGTCAGAGAGATACTGAATCCTCTGTGGATGTTCCTTAGCCTCCACATAGTCGTTATCAACACCAGCAGATAGTGGACCGGGGCGGAAGATAGAAGTGATAGCAGACAAATCAATAATGTTGTTGGGCTTGACTCGCTTGCAGAAGCTTTGGGCGCCGTGCTCTGTGAACTGGAAGATGCCAGCCCATTTGCCCTTATGGAAGATGTTTTGATATACTTCAGGGTCACTTAGGTCCACTACCTCTGGGTGCAAATTCTTTTCGTAGTAATCTCGAACTTCTGCGAACGTCGGCTCCTTAACGCCGTGATGACGACGTAAGATGTGATAGATGGCACCTTCCATCATTTTCAGTGTAGAAAGCCCAAGCAGATCAAACTTGATGAAACCCATAGGCTCAAGATGGCGGACGTTCTGTCCTTCTGCCCACGGTGCTTGACGCACACCGCCTGAATTAATCAGCGGCATGTTCTCATCAAGATTTTCTGCGATGACAACTCCGCCGGCATGGCGCGAACAAGAACGAACTTGACCAACCAGACCTTCGACGTGAGTTTTAACTGCAGGATACTTTGCCAAATAAGTTTGTAGTGTGGGAGAAAACTCGATAACCTCTTCCCATGTTGGACTATAAACACCGGCTTTGATCCCATGTTTTTGCTTTGCTAAAGGTGTCGCCTCTCTAATCATAATGGAAGTAACTGTGTTAACTTCTGTAAACTCAACATTATAAAGCTTTGAAATGTCTTTAATCAAAGATTTCAACTGAAGTGTGTTCCAATTAGAAATAGGAGCAACACAATCCTCACCCCACATCTCTACTAATTTTTCTTTTAGGGTCATGCTGTCGGATACATCATAGTCGATATCAGGATAATCCTTGGCATCGGCACGGAGAAAGCGCGAGAACAGCAGTCCATGCTTAATTGGATCAACTTGAGTGATATTTAGCGCATATGCCACCAGTGAACCAGCAGCAGATCCACGGCCGGGACCAGTGAGCATCATGCTAGTAGCAACATCTACGATAGATTTCATTGTTAGGAAATATTTAGAGAACCCGCGATCATCGATTACATGCAACTCTTTACGTAAACGGTCTGTGTATTCTTTATTCGTGTGCAGTCCTTTGTCTTTAAGTCCCTCAAGCGCATAGTTGACCAGTGCCTGCGTGGCAGTGAATCCAGCCGGGACGACAAACTCGGGTAGTCGCACAGTATTGTCAGGCATGAACGATTCAATACGGTCAAAAGCGATTCTATAGCTCTCTTCAATACTCTGCAGCACTAGCTCGTCATCATACTCAAAGCCCTGTTCTTTGGAATAGTGCTTATAGCTGTCCCACATTTGATCACCATTCTTAGGGTAAAGCTCGTATCCAATTTCTTCAACGCCCTCTGGCAATTGTGACTCGTCCTCTGCCCATGATGGTCTGCCCTTACCAAGCCAACCAAGACGCTTGTAAAGTTCACGGTCCTTCCAAGCGTCAGGGTTGGGGTAATGACTGTCGGCTGTCGTGAGCAGTCCAACGCCAAACTCTTTGGCAACTTGAATTACATATTGGTTAAGTTCATGTTGCTCTTTGATATCATTCCACTGGATCTCGGCATACCAGCGATCACCAAAAATATCGACCATGCGGCGGGTGGACTCGCGCATTGCTTCCAACACTGCCTCATCGCCGTCCTCTCGGTTCTCCCAGTAGTTACCGGCATACACCCCACCAAGACAAGCAGAAGAAGCAATGATACCCTCATTGTACTTCTTGAGCAGCGCATAATCGATACGTGGGTAGCGATAAAAATTCTCCGGCTGGTATGACTCGGATACCAACTTAAATAGATTGTTTAACCCGGTTTGATTCTGTGCAAGGAGAACAAGGTGGCGGCGTCGACGGAGAATATCCTGAACCTGCTTGCTGTTTCCCTCATCCTCAACGGTAGCACCCGACTGTGCGTCTTTCTTAATGGCACGGGCGCGCTTCTTATCAGCCATGGCTTGCTCATAGGCGTCCCGCCATTCAGCAATAGACGGCGTAAAGTAAGCCTCGCAACCAAAGATGGGCTTAAACTCTTTACCAGCCTCTTGCATTTTCTTTGCATGCAAGACTTGATACGCTAAACCATTCATATTTCCATGATCTGTCAAAGCTAATGCTTCGCAACCATTTTCGTATGCAAAGTCCATGTGTGCCTGTGGATATCCAATAGCATCAAATATTGAGCCTGCAACGCTGTGTGCATGCAAGCCAACAAACTTAATCTTAGAATTCTTTCGATTCATTTACTCTCCTAGTGTATATGGTATTTTAACGTGTTTGTGGGGCTTTGTCAATGCATCAAATGGCTTATTTATAATATTACCTGATCTCAAATAATTAATGTAGCCATTCCAAGAAGATACGTCATAATACCAATCTAGTTCTAGGTTATTGCTTTTTTGCTCTTCTAGTGGTTGGAAGATATCATACAAACTGAAGAATCGTGCCGACCACCTCTGATGAGTTGGTAGACGCTTGGTTGGGTAATTTTCGCTTGGTAAAGGGGGTAAAAACTCCCTTGTTGTCTTTTTGTTCACGTTTCTTCGACATTTTATAAAATCTTCTCCTGTTAGTGTAAATGGTAGGTAATCGTTCGATAACAAACTTTTTTCTTTGTGAGTGAAGAATAGGTTTTTCTTTTTATCTTTGATTAGCTTACGATTTTGTCGTATTACATCGATATCAAAAACTCCAAAAGGAAATGAGATGAAATATTTTTCGGGTAAAAGCCATTTTGATATTTTATATGCTGTCATGTAAGACGCGTGCATACCTTCTAAAATTGACCAACCGTAACTATCTCTCCTACTCATGTCCTTTGGCTTGATACCGACGTAATATATAGGTATTTCTCTTCTTAAGTGTGAATAAAATTTACTTTCTAAATCTCTTTTGTAGTAAACAGGGTCATAAACCCACTCTCCAACGACTTTTCTTATTATTGGCGCCATATCATCGTTAGCAACAATCCAAATTGTATTACATCCGGCCGAAGCACATTCATATACTGATTTTTGTATCAAGCTAAACTTGTCATCAACTAAGGTTAGAAGCTCTGGATAGTGTGTATTCAGCTCTACTTTATAGTTCGCTATTGGTATGATTCCGCTTAAATGCATCGTGCTTTAATTTTGTTAAAAAAGAGTCTTCAATTTGTAGACAATTTTTAATAATTTTATTTAGGTTATCGTCTACTATTTTAATATTACGATACTTTGATTTAATATTTCCCGGTAGTTTCCTTAATGTTCTTTTGATGCTGGTTGTTTTAAAATTATAGTACATTGGGACGCCGTTTTTGGAATAACCATTAAACTGTCCTCTAACACCATTTTCTTTAAGAAGGCTGCCAATCTTAAAAGAAGCCATTGTTTCAGAAAAATTGAAATCTTGTAGTTGGCTCTCAGTTAGTGTTGATAGCGCAACAGCATCTCTAATAGAATTATTTCCAAGAAGACGGCTGGTAATATGAAAGTAAATCTCGCTAACAAACTCATCGTCACCATTGATAAACTCGATATCATGTTTCCCACCTTTATTAAATGCAATTTCATCATAACATAAATAGTTGCTTTCGTCCAATAAATTATCGACTGCAAAGTTAAAACAGTTTGGTGAATCGAAGTAAAAACATTTATTAAATTCAAATTCTGCAATTTTAGAATACTCATTGTGACACGATATAACGCCGTCATTGTGACGAATTGTGGTGCACAAATTTGATAATGGCACAAGCCCCCTCAATGATAATAAAAAATATAATCTTTCCCATAAGATAACTTTTTTGATACCAATTTTCTTAACTTTAGAATTACAGTTTAGTTTTGTTGTCTCAGAGGGAATACCACAAAATGATAAGTCAAGATTTGGTTTGAAAAATTCATATTCAAATGGCTTCTGTTGTTGAGCGAAGAATATCGGAAGAGAATTTAAATACGCGAATAGTAAAGCTCGCAAGTCTCCTCCAACAACAATTTTATCGTATTCAAACGTCACACTATTATTATATCATCAATCAATGTAATTTTTGTAAAATTGTTTAAGCTGCAATCCTTTTGAGTTGTGTCCGCCGGTGTGCCAATTAGCATTCATTATGTGATAAGGCACGTTTATATGTGGCCAACCTAAAGCATGCCCTAATTCATGTTCTAAGACTCTTTCTTTGTTAGCAGTTTTAGGAAACAAAAATATTTTAGCTTTAACTATTTCTTTTGTTTCATTAGAAATGGTCAGTCTTGTAGAAGCCATGTGATCACTAAAATTAAATTCTTGATCTGGAAGAGTTAAAATGATCTCGCCGAATCTAGGTTCTCCACAAGAAATAGAATCATCATATCGAATATAATCAAATCTATATCCAAGCTTTTCCCAGTATTTGGTCGCTTGTGAGACTCTGAAACTTTGTACACCGGTATGACCGCATACGGTGATTCCCGGCTTCATTTGCCATTCATGGTTTCGTGTTTTTGCAAGCTCAGAATAGTAGCTGACATTCAAGCCCATCATCAATAATATAAAGTTCATAAACATCAATCATCTAACACCTTATCAGAAACATATATTCCATCAAGTAGGGATTTAATATCTAGACCAGCACAATCAATCTTTCTTTTACTTACATGATAATGGCTAACGAATCCAGAAAATTTTCCATAAGCGACTTCTTGTTCATATTTTGTAGAGGTATTGCCAAATTGATTTGTTGGTGTTTCGTATGGTATTCCTGTTGCATGGTGAACAGCAACCCAAAGCGACTTCAGTGCTTCTAATTGTTCAGTATAAAACCCCGTGAACGGATCTAATTTTTCTCCATGAACCCAAGCATCATCGATGATGGGTCTTTCCCCAAAGCCGTGCTTCTTATACCAGTCTTGATACTTAGGATAATATGCATTCGATATCTCTACGCCGATTGACGGCCGATTTGTTCTTTCAGAGCCGGCATGCCATGCAGCGTGCTGGAGATCCATCGTTTGATAAATTGTGCCATCATTATCAATTAAAAAGTGAACCGAAGCGCCCCTCCTGTTAAGCACATTTTGACATGAGGTAGAATTTAAACACACGTCCCAATGGTTTATAAAATACCGTATTTGTCTTTTAGGTCTTCCAGAATAGTCATAGTAGTTTCCATGTGGTGTTTCAAGACCACCTTTCTCAGACCATAAGACAAATTTATCCCATTCAATAGGATGAAATTCACCATTGTAAACAATATAATTTGAAAAGTGTTTACTACGGGGCTTAAAATTGTCAATCTCTGCTTGACGCTCGGTCCAAAGTCTTCTAAAAGTTGTAGGTCCACATAAACCATCCGCAGTTAATTTACGCGAACGTTGCCATTTTTTTATAGCTCTTACAAGCTTATCGTCAAAAAATCTTTCTTTAAACCAAGAAGGCTCCCAGCCAAGTTTTTTGGCAGAAGCCTCATTGTAAAAATTCTTATCCATTAATTTTACCTCAAGGGCTACAGCACCCCCACAACATAATTCTCTAATATTATATTATAAGTAGTGTTATTAATGACTATTTCTTCGATCATAGACGAATCTACGACAATTTTGCTACCAATAACAAGATCAAACTTAACATCATCAGACTTATTCAAAACCTGCACAACTGAATGTTTTTGCTGTTCAGGCTTATAATCTTCTGGTAGCATAATTAATGATTTTTGCTCGTCGGTTCTTTGATCAAGATCAATCAAGATATGTCGATTTACTGGTTTAAACATTTTTCTCCTTTAAATTTCACAAGTATCGTTGCTACAAAATTTTGTGCCTATACCGCCTTCCTCGTCATCGATTTTGGAGATCGGCTGTACTTTTTTGCTCATCTCTTCATACTTTTCTTTAGTAATAGATTCGTAAGGCGCTTGCACATATCCAGTTTCTTCATACTTAAGAAATGACACTGCCTTCAGTCTGGTTTCATACATCTCTAAGG